GCACATACAGCTTGAGAGCGTGTCATGTTTTTAGACAACAGCCCATAATAAAAAATAAATGAGTCAAGCTATGCTCTGAAAGAACAGCTAGGAAAATTCCCCCAAACTACGTTTGGGTTGAACCTATTTGTTCATAAACATAGTTTGAAAACTCAACTTGTGAAAGATCCAATCTTTACATAATTGAGAAGTGCACTGCAACACTTTTTAAGGTCCCGTTAAGGACCATAGACCCACATAGGTGGGATGCCGTTGAAAAACAACAAGGAGAAATCATCTCCAGCGGCTTTGAATTTGTGCAGAACAACAGTTGTGTCTGCTGCTTCATATCCTGGTTTGAAGCTTTTTGTGAAAGTAAGGCCAGCGCCTTGGTAAAAACCAGTACTAAGTTGACCTGTTACAAACCGGTCTATTAGATTAAATCTTGTATCATCATACCAGGGGTTCGTGTATTCAATCACATTCGAACCTTCTTTTGTATTGGCAATAACATTCCTTAACGCCATTTGTTCGCCCATCATAAAAGTCACATCTCCGTCAGGATTTGCACCACCAGCAGTGGTTGTGAGTGTGACCAATGAATCTTCAGTGCTGGCTATGGTTCGATAGGCATAAATAGAATCCACAAATTCCATTCCCACGCCAGGTAGTACTTTCTCCCTCACTGAACCTCTATAACCCGCAAACCAGGGCATCACATAAGATAAAGGTGTGACATAAGTTTCAGCAGGGTCACTCAGGTAAGCAGGTGGGTGAACTGCACCACGGAAGAAGGGAATGGTGCGGGTGTATTCAATGTACGAGTATATCTGTCCTGCATTTGCGCTTGTAATCGCAGGAAAAGAAACGACTTTTGAATAATTGTAGCCGTATCTCTTGATCATTGAACGTAAGGAATGTATGCGTTCACCAGCATAAATCATAGCCACTTTCTCTCCCATAGGCGGAGCTCCTGCAAGTGGTTGTAAGCCTTCCTCACCCTCAGGTGCTGCATTAGGTACCTCCGTATTGTCATCAGACATTGTAATGTCACCACTTTGTTTTGTGATAGCACTCTTGTTGGATTTAAGTGTCTCTGCGGCTTGAGGGGTAACGGTCAATCTCCTCACGTATTCGGTAGGCTCCCAAAACTCCATATCATGACAACTAATGGAGACAAGAATCCATATAGGATCAGCACTTGCATTTGAAGATACCAAAGCGTTGTTAACAGAGATTGTGAACACACCGTTGCATTGAGTATTAAAACCTGAAAAGGGGACAGTTGTGGCATACGGAATGCCAACCATCTGGCTAGTAGTCAAAGTTGCCAACCCTGCCTTCGGATTCATGTAGGGAATATCAATATAAAAATCTCGTTCCTCTGCAATATCCACGATGCGTGTTTGTACAATATTTGCCTCTGGTGGTAGGATGCCAAGCTTTGCATCATGGGAGCACGTCAGTCGGCCCTTGTGATAGCCAGATCCTACAATTTGTATACGATAGCGTACTGTACCCCTCCAAAATCTGAACATCGTTTGAACGGCACATGATGGTGTCATCACGATGGCATTTGTTGTGGCTGGAATGGTATATGAACCCACCCGATACATTGCCGGCATCACAGGGAAGCTGAGAACTACTGAATCATCGGCATCATTTTTCTTCCATTCAGCTCTGGTGATATAACTCTCTTTTCCACATAGGTAATTAATAGAAAGCTCATCTACATCTTCTATTCCAGCAACAGTTGGTGAAATCGTGACTTCATTCTTTACGGCCATGCTCAATGGTTGAGCAGTATCTACTGTATCAAAAGTAGTGAAATCACCTATATTATTGACTCGTCGTCGTTCATTGTTGGAAATCTCAATTGGTCGTGAATATCCAAGTAGATCAGCTGCCTGACCTATACCTTTAGCAGCAACCTGTGAGGCCATTGCCCAGGGTCCAACCCCAGGTATATTAACCAATTTGGATGAGGCAGATGCTACGATATTTGCAACCGTAGAAACAGGTTTCTTGGAAAATTCATCCATAGCACCAGCCTGTGGTAGAATCGATGAAACATTCTGGGAAGTAGGTCCACTTAGTTGGATATCTTCGCACCATGCATACATAGTGAATTGGACAGGATCAGTAGCACTAGCGTGATATAAATCCGTGAAACTCTTGATGAAAACAGTACCCAATGAGTCTGTTGTTGCGGTGTAAGATGTTAAATCCAAAGTATCATATTCGTAGAAGAAAGGTAATGTGAATTCCCCACCTTGTGATGTAGATGGGTCAATCCATAAATGCATTCTTTGACTCATTGGTATTTGGACTATAGGAGTCGAATCTGTCATATTGAAGAGAGATGTGCTGGCTTTGTATCGTGGATAATAGGAAGCTAGAGCACGTCCCCAGTAAAAGTTATTGCCGTTAAGCAAAATTTTCACCTTCAACGTGCCACTAAAACTTCGATAATTACTCAAACGATTCGAAATTCTTGTGTTTTTCAACCACAAGTCCCATGGATCAATAGCTTGGTCAAGGGCAGCACCCACAGACCATTTGAACTTTGTAATTTCAACAGGACGTGCGAAAAATGATTTCCAATCAGTGGCTGGCTCAGCAGCAGCTGTACGAAGTTCATCCACCACAGTTCCTCGATCCACCTCGTATGATGGATTTTGGTCGTAGAACACTGTTATATTCTGATCTGTGACATTTGGTAAAGTACCGCTTTGTTTTGTTATTGTCGCGCCTCCTGGCGCTAACTCGAGAATGCGAGCTGCATTGCAAGGGTCAGAAATTGACTGCGTGGTCTGACCTGGCCACTTATGTAAGTTTTGTGTAAATGTATAATGTGAACATGGGGCTATTTAGACCTCCATGTAAATGTAAAATGTATAACTTTAAGACTAAACATAAAACTACCGTTGCCTTATTGGAATTGATCTAAATCCAGTGTGGCAATAGCATTAGCCATAGCTAGGTGAGGATTAAAAGCTGCTTGGACAAGCAGATAATATTCATCAGCAAGCGTAATGGTGTGGGCGGTTCCTACAAATGTAGGTCGTTGGACAAGATTCCAGGGAGGCAAATCGACCACACCGTGAACTGGTACAAGAAAAGATTTGATGACATCGATAACGTCATCATTAAGACCTTTTATCTTTCTGTACTGATTCTCCTGGAGTTTATGATACACTCCAAGGGCTTTTGCCTCCCCAATGGGCATGCAATAATGCTGATTCACTTGACGAGCAATTTGCACCCCCATTTGTTGTTTCCAGTAACGGATCTTCCTCTTTTGTCGCTCAACTACCTCATAGATCAACTGTGCTTGGAAGGACGCGAAATTGGTTGTGCCATCGTTATGCACTAGCCTAAAGTCGTGTTCAAAAAGAGCCTTGAAGGGACCATACTCCGATTGTCCCATTCTGTATCTAATTTCCGAAACGCAGAGTCGCCCGTACATATCTTCAATGTGGCGAGCTACAACTTCACGAGGAAATGCTTGCATCCATTGAACACGACTTGCAGTCGCCCATTCTTGAAGAGCAGGAGGAAGAGTATAATGGAAAGTTCCAAACTTCATCTCTCTTGGTCTGTGAAGCACAAGAATTTCTTTTTTCAACCGATGTTCAAGATCTAGTAGACGGAAATCCTTTCTGTACATAATATAGAGATATTTCATACGATTGGCTCTAGCAGGAGTAGCTCGAGCAAAATCTGGATCATCCCAACTACGCATTGATCTGAGTTCATCAACAAATGGAACTGTCATCACGGGTGGTTTAAGAGATGGGATTTCTCCGGATTCTCTATACACATTGGTCGCGTTCACAGCTTCAAATGCAGTATCATACATACAAATAGTCTTCTCATACCTATTAATGATATCCTGCTCTGTTGGTGGGTTGTAAAAATCTTTGATGTGGAATCCTTCTTCATCCTCTGTTGTGGCTGCAATCTTGTTCATGATTTCAACAAAGGCCTCATATCGATGATGATGGCCTAGATAAACTTCATGGATAGCAGCTACCATGTTTTGAGCACAAATTTGTGCACGTGGCTCCACTTGCCCCTTCTTAACTTTTCTTCCAATAATAAGAGAACGAATAATGGAATCCCATTCTAGGGATCCAATCGTCGCTCCAATGACAGGATGTTTGTAGAAGGTGCGCTTGAGGAAAGAGAGGTCTTCAACTGACTTGAATGGAACTGCTGATGTCTCTTTAGTTGCATCGGTGTACTTCACGCCAATGGTGTCGAGTTCTCTTGTGACCGAAATCATGTTGAACAATTTCTCATCTTCATGGACGTTGAATGTGTTGTCATCACCAAAAGTCATGAGTGCAACCATCTCGTGAAAGAGAGGGATATCACCCAATTTTATGTTCGGACCTGCTTCTGCCCACAGATCTTTTTGGTGCATTTGGTAATAAGCATATCGCATATACAAACAATTAATAATCCCATTTAAAATGACAGTAAGAGCATGGCCACTCGGATTAGATCCGAAGGCTTTTATAATCAAACCATCTATTTCATATATTGGGAAAACAATCTCTGTCGCTATACCATCTATCACTTTTAGAACGGCATCAGAAGCGCCACATCGTTGAAGGATTCGACGTAAGATCTTGAAGGCTTCAAGGGAGAATTCTGGACGAATTTTCGTATCGAAGGACGAATAATCTCCATCACCACATCTGTCTCCTCCATATTGTGAAATGAAATCCTTGAAGAACAACCAATCTTTTCCAGTAGCATCAATTCCTACAGCACTCTCGAAGATTGTGGGGAAGTTGGACATTGCATTAATCAAAGGCAAAGTAATCATCCTAGTCACAATGACAAGATCGACTGGAGCACCTGCAAATACGCGAATTTTGTTCGCTGCTATTTTCTTATAAGTAAGTGCTTCGTCTTTCAAATTACATCGCATAATCGCATTAATCCGTTTTCCATCCACAAAAGCTTCAAAGATGTCATCCACACATTTCCGTATGTCGATGCGCTCAGGATCGAAGATCAATTCCCAAGAGTAAATTTTCTTTCCATCTACAACCTCCATCTTCTGGAATTTGTATGATTTCAAGGCAATTTCCTCGTCCAATCCATGTTCAAGAAAGTGGTACTTGGGCTTGTTTAGAGGAAATCCCATAGAAGTCTTTGGATTGATACAATCAAATCCACGAACTCCAGGGTATCCATTAATAGCCACGTCCATACTCAGAGGGTGAACAAATTCTCGGAAAGAACAATCTTCTTGCAGGAGAGATTTTTCAATTTTCTCCAGATAATCACTTGATGCCAAGGTGACAAAACGTGGGTTTGCTGGATGCAACTTCGTAGTAACTCCTGTGATGTGTCGGTGTCGAGAGGGTCGAACTGCTTTCTTTTCGGGAGGCCCAAATTTCATGTCAAAATCGAACGCTTCCATAACTTTCTCGGCAATTGGGGTCTGATTTATACTAGTTGAGAATTTACTCAATGGTACGTCATGTTGACCGAATGCTTCAAAGTTGTAGGTTTCGTCCTGAGACAAGAAATGAACAGGATTCCTCGGGTGCACTTCATTGGAAACATTGAAAGATTTCCCCAATGCCTCTCCAGACAATGGGGTTGTTTCACATGTATGTACGATGGTTGAGGATCGAGTTTCAAGGGCAGAATCCTTTGTGATAAGGGCTCCAATACCGTATGATTTCGCTCCAGTTTGCTTAAAACCTGCTGCATGAACTGCAATAATAACAGGATTCCTGGATAGCGTCACGATAACGGAACCACACATACCTGGGCTTGTCTCGCCCTCGTACGTGATACAATCGTAGGGTTCAATTCCTTCTGGTGCCAATTTCTCAATGGATCTAATCTTTGTGACAAGAGCATACGAGGAGGGATTCCGGTATGCAGATGGATCTCCTTCCACTTGTGAAATGTGGTTGTTGATCACTGCTACTGGAGTTCCCACCTTGATGATATCCTCGTCAAAAGTAGGTAGCATTGCCTTGCTAAAATCAAACACGTCACCAGATTGGCTGATGTGTGCGACTATCAAGTCTGTTTTGAAAATTGGTCTATAATTGGTTTCATTGATGATACATGAAAACGTTTTTATGCCGGCCGCATGCGTCATTTTAAAATCGCATGAAATGCATGGACCTAAGTCCATAACATGGCCAACAAGAACCCATTCACTTGCACCAATTGGAAATGCATTGCACCATTGTCCCTTTCCAACCCTTTGTCCTGTACATTCATCGTATGTGAAATATTGCACGTTATACAAATTTCTATCGATACGAGAACACAATTGTTCGTAAGTACAAGAAGTAGAGTACTCTGGATAAGATGGAACATTGGAGTATATTAAACGCCATTTCTCATCTCGATCCGTGAGTGCGGTAGGAACCTTAGCTGCTGCTTCAATTCGACTCAAGATAGCGCCTTCTGAAAGCTTCTTCTTTGTGTTCATCACATCATGGATGGACACTGCTGCGAGGCCAACCGATGCTATGAGAAACATGATTGCCAAAGTGGGTTCGCGCTCCACAGTGGACTTGATTTTTCCGAAGAGACTTTTAACTGATTCAGTTCCTACTTCCAATAGACGGGAGATCCGCTTCTTGGGTGAGTCTTTTGATGGAACAATTTTATCTGTTTTAGTCTTCTCAAGGGGTGTAGTCTCTTTATTCCTGAAGTATGAACAGCGGTTTGAGAAATCAATACTGTAATTGTAATCTTTCTCTTCACCACCTAGATCTCCTGCTTCTTTGATGGGCAGAAATTCGTTTGGTTTATAATCTTCTGGAATTTGAGCACACTTTCCGCATGGCATGATGTACCACGGGTGAATCTTGCAATGTGGTTTCTTGTGCATATCACATGCAGCACTAACAATTTCTTGTTGTCCTGCAAAGAATGATGGAACCATTCCTGCCAAGTAATCGATGTACCAAATGAGGTCCACCTTTCCTAAATGCAGGGGAACAGCGTTCCATTCATCAGCAAGAAAATCGGACTCATTCCGTGTTATTTCAACGGTGGAACATGTCAAATCCCACATATCAGGCATGGATGACTCGCGAAATCGTGGGTGCGGTCCTCCTCCAGGTCCAACACAATCTTCTTTCAGTTCGACATCGACGATTAAGTCAAATCGACGCATGATAGAAGCAGGATTGCATGAATAGAACCAGGCATGTAAGTCATCAGTATTGGTGGTGACAATGACGAGTTTACATCTAATGTCTATAACACCTTTACTCTCTACATCTGGTTTCAATGCTTGACAATGCATATTGTTAATGAATTGGATGAGTACCATAAGTGGATTTCCTTGAGTTTTGTCAGGTTTTGTGTTGCCTTTGTCATCTATAAAAACACATAAATGGCATGATTTGTATGCAGATTGATACTGATCGTCGCCATTTAGTGAACATGAGTATTCAGGCCCTTCCGGGAAACCCATGACTTGACAAACAACATGTTGTGAAATACCTGCCATTGTACTTTTCCCGACTGCAGACCCTCCACGAAATAATATCGCAAGAGGTTTTATCCGCAATCCGGAATCGTGCCAAGTAGCCTGCAAGTCGGTTGATAATTTGTCCAACAATATAAGCTTCTGTTCAATCTCTCTTCGCATGGCCTTATCATTTGGAAAGGCTTTCTTGAGAGTTTCTAAAGCTATTTGTGTATTGATGAATTCAACCAATATTTGAGACTCGTCTGATACATCATACTTTTCCTTCGCAACGTCCATTTGACCGGAGCGGTTAAGTTCCACTAAATGCCGACATTTTCGGTACATAAAGTCGATTTGTTCTTGATCTTCATCAGTAATTAAAAGAGCAAGATTCTTTGTTGCGAAAGCTGGAACAACTGTATCCACCACCCAATCGATGGTGGTGAAAAGATGGTGGAAGATGGAAGGTTGAGCTTTGCGCATTGCATGAACATGAAGTACTTTGAATACTTCATCTGTGAGTCCATCCTGATGCTTTTCTGGCATAATCCCGGCCAGGACGAGCAAATTGATGGCCCCTGCCAATTTTTGCCCGAATTTCCCTTGGGTGAGTTGCGCCCAGTTGGCTTCGAAAAAGCCAGATTCGCGTTTCAACCCATATTCAAGTGGTTCCCAACGAAGGTCCTCCCGTTCACCATGCTCATCTGTGCACAGTATTTGGACCAACATTCTACAAATGGTTTTACAAAAAGGTTTGGACCCAGTCCAAGTTTTAATGTATTGTGCCATTGGTAGTATCATATCACTCAGTTTCTCTCTGGTAGACAAATCTAATATTAAAATGAAAAGAGATTCAAAACGTGATATTAATACATCCCCCAATTCCCCACCATGGCTATATGAGACTGCATTCCGAATCTTAGTAAAAATATTCGTTATGGAATCAGATGCTGCGCCAAGGGTTCCCAGACCCTTACAAATGTTAGAAATATCCTCGAGAAGCCCCGCTTCTCGACAAACATTCATATATTTGTTAGGGGTATTGATTTTGCAACAATTGCGATTTTGCGCTCTCTTTCGAGAAGTTTTACGAAATGTTTTGACGTCCTCAGCTTGGACGTCCTGGTTCTGGAATGGTGTGCTCTGTTTGGGAACTTCGTGCTATACGATGCAAAGGGGGCTATTAACCCACCAATGCGCCGGTTCGTGTGAGACGCCTTTTATTCTTTTCTATGAAATTTTTTCCGCAAGCTTTAGGAAATGTTATCATAGACGGGATTCTATTACCTACTACTCTTCTCACATATGAGTAAAATAATAATAGACTGAATGCATAAAAACTATAAAACACTCTATGATATATATTCTCCGTAGAGATGGTACTGCTCCATGCCGTACCCGCACATCTCTGGTTCCACCCAGAGATACCTTTTGTTTGCACAAGGGAGTTAGATATCAATACAAGTATGTAGTTTAAATACACAACCCGGTTCCACTCTTTCTAGTGGATTGCCATCAGCATAAGATGGTATGCATTCTATTAGACAAGGCGATGTCTGGTGGATACACCATTGGAACGTTACGTGTCCTTCGCCACGTCTATTTTCTCAACAAAGAAGGCATAGATGCCAGGAATAATAATACTTGTTAGTGTTAATTACACCTTTAACTCTCGCAGCTGGTTTACGTGAGTAGTATCAATCTTTGTTCAAGACTGAGCAGTGGCAGATAAATCTGCCGTGATGTACAATGCTCCACGAATGAAGCTACTGAATATCTGAGGGTGCAAATCCTCAAACTACAGTCATTTTGTTACTTTGGTGCAAAGTTTTGTAGCCAAAGCGTGTCAAGTACATCAGACACTTTTAAACAACTAATTGGTGTTGTTCCTTACAATAATAATTTAAATTACAATCATCAAGCAAAAATCTATATGTTCCGTCGTTAGAAGAAACCTAGTATTCCGAAATCGAATTGCAACAAATCTGCGTCCAAGTTTAGGACAGCAAGCTTGCCATGGGTATAAACCCATG